AGAAATAAGCACCACTTGCACCCTAGGTCAAGGGGAGGAGGTAGTCACTACCGTAATCTTCTTTTGATTGATGGAGAACTTCATGTCAGATGGCATCAGGTGTTCAGAAATAGAACCCTTGATGAAGTTATCTCCTTACTTGAAAGAGTTAGGAGAGCAAAGGCTTCCGAAGGTGTGCCTTAAACACCTTCAATAATCGGGAGAAAAAGGTAATGCTTTGGATTCCGTCAATTATTAATTAATATTATCTATATGGAAAAATTTGAATTTTTAAAAAGCACTCGTTTCTGGGCTTTAGTAATTGGAGCAGTATCAATTTATCTAAAGACAAAAGGTTGGATAGGCGATAGTGAAATGCAATTAATCGCTACTATTACAGCTGGCTTTACAGCAATTAGAACATTCGACCGTGCTTCAGAACAAAAGGTCATTGCAGCTGGAATAACTAGTGGTGCAATTTCAGTTGAAAATGTTTCAGGTATACCATCACGGCAATAGTATGGTATCATTTATTAATCAATAAACAATATGTCTGAATTTCCACAAATAAAAATAGAGCATAACATTGGCAACACAATCACGATACCAAATCAATTGGATGTCAAAGTTGCTACTTTTTTAAGTGATAACGCTTTAGCTGGATTGAACGGCTTGAATGGAGACAATTTTACAGATTTCACTTCAGGGAGTTCGATTCCGGTATTATTATCGAGTTTAGGATCAGAAAACGCTGAAATTGTCATTTCTTCAAGTCATACGACTACTAATCTTGTTGTTGGCACGACAATTCTTCCTCACTTTAGAGGGGATTCAGTTAAACAGTTGAATTACGACCAGGTTATTGTTTCCTGGTCTGCGACAAGTGGTGGAGCTTATTCAGTGCTTAGCACTTCAACATTTCAAGTTTCTCAGCAAAATACAGTAGTATTTCATCCTGCTGGACTTGTTACTTCTTTCTATAAACTTCAATGGAAAAATTCAATTACTGGAGATTTATCTAGTTATTCGGACCCAATTAGTGTTGATACTTATGATCCAAAATCAGTAGCTGAACTTATTTATCCAGTGCTTAGAGCGATGGGTGTTTCCGAAAATGACCCAAAAATAAATATCACATTCTGTCTATCTGCAATTGATGATGCTCGAAAATACACAGAAGGAAAACTTTATGGTATCCGCCATGCGTGGCAAGAACAATTTGAATTTCCAATCGGAGTTCTCTCTGGAACAAATTATGTCGACCTACCTGATGACATTGACTTCAATGAAACGGATAGGTCGATGCTTGCAGCTAGATTCCTCATTGGAAATGTTTTGACACCATACAATTTGAGGTATATAGACAAGAGAACCTGGAATCAGGTTGCATGGTCAGTTATGGGCGGAAGTAATACAGTCACGGTTGCAATCAGTGCCTCAACAATAACCTTAGACAGTGTAGGAGATTTCAGTGGTTCATCATCAGGTGTTGCGTATGTGGCCACCACTGCATATTCACAAACTCTGATGCAGATTTCTTACACTGGGGTAGATTTAACAACTAATCAATTAACTGGAGTAACTGGAGTCACAAGGTCGATACCTGTTGGTACACAGGTGTGGTCAAATCCAACCATCTCTCAACCGGTTTACTACACGGTGTTTGAGAATAGGTTATATTTCGACCGAATCATTCCAGACTCGATGCAAGGAAACAATGTCTACATCGATTACTACAAGAAAATTGATAAAGTTGAGAATCTGTATCAAGTTATACCTGAGCATTATCGTGAGATATATAAATGGTATCTACGGTACGCAATAAAATATCGAAAAGATATTTCATTGGGTAGTGACGACCCTGATTTAAAGAAGTTTGAGGATTTAGTTCAAGCGGTCTTCAACAACCTTTACACTGGGCAAGAAACGACAATTATTACAAGTTAATTATTAAAATAAGAATTATAAAATCATGGCATATTTAAACCCTTTAATCCCAAATGTCGATATTCAACAACAAGAAGCGACAGGGGATAGATTAATTACTTTCGGAACTATCAAAGTAGGACCTCCTTACGCCGGAGCTGCTTACGCTGGTCTATTTGCTCTTGAGTGTGTACTTGAGAGTTTGGATGGTCTAGCTGTTTATCAGCAATCAGGAACAGTTGCTGTACCAGCATGGACTGCTCTTGGAAGCGGTGCTAACGGTGCGACTGGATACACTGGCCCAACTGGATACACTGGTACAACTGGATACACAGGATATACAGGTCCAACAGGTTTTACTGGATACACAGGATATACAGGTAGAACTGGATTTACTGGATACACTGGTCCAACAGGAGCTGGTACAACTGGCTACACAGGATACACAGGTCCAACTGGATTTACTGGCTACACAGGCTACACTGGAGCTGGAAACTTCACAGGATTTACTGGATATACAGGTAGAACTGGATTTACTGGATACACTGGACCTCAAGGTTCAGCTACTGGTTATACTGGTTATACAGGACCGAACATTGGTTCTGGTGTTAACTTTGGACCAGGAGCAGTTACTTCAATAACTGTAGTTAACGGAGTTGTGACTGCAATTTCTTAGTATTTCTATTCTCTCCCTACTGTACCCACGGGGAGAGGGTTAGGAACATTAAAAAATATGTCAAAAAACCTACAAAATGTAAAAATACCTTATCCAACTGAAGGAGTTATTCGTTCTGCTCAACTTAATGATACTGTTACACCTGAAAACTCAGTTCAACTTGCTATTAATATGAACTTTGACCGAGTTGGAGCGTGGCAAACACGACCAGGAGCACAGATTCTTTACACTGGTAGGAGTGGAAGTATTACCTCTTTTGGGACACTAAACATTCAAGGTGGAATAAAAAAACTATTTTCTCAAGTTGGTACTGATGTTTCAGTGTGGACTGGAAGTGCATGGTCATCAGTTCGAACCACTTCAGTTTCGACAAAGGCTAGATTTAGTCAGTGGTTGAATTACCTATATATGGTAAATGGTACTGATGCTCTTCAAGTATCGAATGGAGGTGCTTTTGCGGCAACTGCCGGATTTATTCCAGCAACTACAATGCCAGTTGGACACTTTGTTCAAGCTGGATTTGATGGGCGTATCTGGGTTGGTAATAAAACCACTGATGCCTTATATTTTTCTGACATTGTTCAATTCACACCTCCTTCAACTTATTCAATTACTTATACCGCAACTAACTTTATATCGACCCTTTCCTCTCAAGATGGTGAATCAATGACTGGTCTTTTCCGAGTACCTCGAGCACTTTTAGTTTTTAAACAAAATCATATTTATCGAGTTTATAGTTCAACAAATGTCGACCCCTACCCAGCATACAATGTTGGAACATATTCTCAGGAATCAATTGTTCAAGCAAAAAATGGGTTATATTTTCATCACTCTTCTGGTTTTTATCAGTTCAATTATGACGGTCAACCAACTGAAATATCAAAGCGTGTGATTGATTTTGTTAAAGCTATTCCTCGTTCTGCATACGACAACATTGTAGGAATTTATGATGGATATGATGCTGTAAAGTGGTCAGTTGGACCTGTAACAGTTGAGGGTGTGACATACACAAATTGTCAGATGCGTTATACCATTTCTACTCAAGTGTGGACTATTTACGATTTCCCAAATAATACAATCACAGCTCTTACTCCATTCGATGACGGGACTACTCTTTATCAAGTTGTTGGAACATCAACTGGAAAGGTCGGTCAACTTGACTCAGGAAATGATGATTTTGGTGTAGCTATTTATTACGACTTTATTGATAGATGGCGTTCATTTTTAGAAATGTATTCTAAGTCAAAGAAAATTAGTGGAATGATGGTTTCTTCATACAACGGAGGCGGAGCACTTTTACAGTATCAAACACAGAAGGCAACAGTAAATGATTGGGAAGATATTGATACACTTGATGAAGAATATGACTCTCTGTTTCCAAATGCTAATACCAATGATTTCAGTATTATCCGTTTTAGACTTAGAGGAAGCACTAATGGAACAGCAATAGTTTTTTGTGGCATTGAGATACTTAGTCTACAAGATGAAGGTTTTAATAAAAATTAAATATGAACCTCACAGAATTACAATTGAATAGAAATCTTTATAAGACCGAACCTCAGACATCTGAGACACTTGGAGCTGGTGATGTTGCTTCAAATCTTTCTCCTACACCAAGTTCGGCCATAGCTTCTGGTAACTCAGTTACTGACATAAACACAAATGCAGAACAATTAAATGGAGAAGTTATCGCTCCTGGATCAATTCCTGTTACGACATTCGATATTTCTGATTTAGGGTGGATACAAACCTGCGTGTTTTCAGTAACAGATGCTGATACTGTAGCGTGGACAAGTGGTGTGTTCACATCTGCTAAGGGAGTCTCTTACTCTATTTCTGCTGGTAATACAGGAAATATGACTGCTCAAAATTATATTTATTTAAATATAAACGCTTCCTTAACTGCTTATCAAGTTACCACTACTCAATCTAATATTATTGGTCCTGGAAAGGTTTTAATTGCCGTTGCTCAAAATGGAAGCGTAAACGCATCTTATGCTCTTACTCAAACTATTCAAGTAGTGGCAAATAATATTGTAGCGAATACACTTTCCGCTATTTCAGCAAATATGGGATTACTTACAGCTGGGCAGATTATTGTAGTGAGTGGGGGAAATACTGTAGCACTAGACCCCTCAGGAACAAATGTTATTTATTCTGGTCCAACAGGTGCTCCTAATTTTTATGTTAGTCCTACTGGATATGCAAGTGCAATCGGCTTTAGTTCTCTAAACATGAAAACTTATACTTGTTTTGAAACATCTACACGGTTTACTCCAACTCTTGCAGGAAATGGAGTGAATATTTATGCCACATCAGGATTAACTCAAGAGACAAGTGCGACAGTTACAAGTTCTGCAGCGATTACTTGGAGAGTTTCTCAAGAAGTTTTTGGAGGTAGTCCAACATTTTCAGTTGCATTATATATGGCAAATTTAAATTCAGGGAGTGGTGGAGGTGGAGGATTTTATGGTCTTGGTAATCCTACTATAACTGGTGCCGGAATAACATTTACAAGTTTATCATTCTGTGGATTTTATTTTCAAAAGTCTGGCTCGACTATCACTGTGTATGCTGTTCAAAATAGTAGTACTTTAAGTTACTCTTCAACAACACTAACGACAGTAGTTACTGGTGATTCTTTTGATGGAATCATAAAAATGAATGGTTCAACAAGTGTTGATTATTATTACAGAAAGAATGGTGGAGCAGTATCAACCAAAACAACTATTTCAACTCTTGTTCCAACATCATTCGCCACAGGAGTAACAACTTTTGGAGTGACGAATGTTGGTTCTGCTGTTGACTTTCAAATAACAGTTTTATCATCATCATACGAAAGATAATTATTAGAAAATATTATATAATAACAATAACATGTTTCCACAAGTAAACTTACAACCAGGTTCCAATAACACACAAGCAGTTAAACAGCTTCAAGATTACCTTGTGGCTAATGGATATATGACTCAGGCTCAAGTCAATACTGGCTATGGGACGTATGGACCACAAACTACTAAAGCGGTTGCGGCTCTACAACAGAGAACAGGAGTCAATAACTCAACTGGTGTAGGGTATTTTGGACCACGAACTATTGCAGCGATTTCAGGTCAACAGACTCAACCAAGTAATCCAGCTCCTATAGCTCCTCAAACTCAACCTAAAACCCAATCTCAACTTGATGCTGAGTATTCATCCGCAGCATCCGCACACCCAGCTCTTGTGGGAAACAGTCCAGAATCAATTACTTACGCAACAACTACAGGAGACTATAGTGCTCTAGTGAACAGTGCAGGTAAACCATTTAGCGATGCTGACCAAGCTAGTGCTTTAGCTCAAGGAACAGCAGCCGTTTCCCCTTTTTACCAAGCTGAACAAAAAAAAGAAACTGAAGATGCTAATGTTAAATTAGCTGGACAACAAGCTGAATATCAAAAGTACCTAGACGACCAAGCCACAAAATTTCAAACAGAAAAAACAAATCAAGACCAAACTGCCGCAAATCAAGGGGTTCTTTTCTCGGGTGGGCGTGCTCAAAAACTTCAACAATTAGGGGATACTTATACCAAAAATGATGCTTATGCTAGAACTAAGCAAGGAAATGAGATTGGAAACACTGCCCGAGATTTTGGTTATAAATTCGGAGATTCGGCTGCCAATGGTTTATCTCAATACTACAGTCTAGGAACTCAGAATTATAATCCTAATGTAACATCAGGAGGGGTAACTCCTGGAGGGCTTTCAAGTGTTTACAGTGCCAATCAAGGATTCCAAGGAACCCAAGTTAATGCAGCGAAAGTAGCAGGACAAAAGAGAGCGGCAGGATTATTAGCTAATAAGGGTAACAAATTAGTAGGTTCAGGTTACACTAATCAATTTTAATAACATGGCACCATTTAATTACAATTTCACACCAAACCCAAGAATATCAGATGTCTTCAATTCTATGCGACCGAAGACAACTACTCCAATGACTCTTTCTCCGGGTGGAAGTCCATTTTCTCCTGTGACAAGAACTTTACCAAATGGTGCTGGAACATATCAAAGTCCAGTTACTTGGCAACCTCAAGCTCCAGTAGTTCAGACTCCTCAAGCTCCAGTAGTTCAGACTCCTCAAGCTCCAGTAGTTCAGACTCCTCAAGCTCCTCAGGCTCCAGTTACCCCTACTCCTCAAGGTCTTGATTACAGTAAATATACTGACCCAATGACTGGAAAAGTTATGTCTCCTCAAGAATATGCAAATCATTTAGCACAAAAAGTCACAGGTGGAAGTGTACCCGGATATGCAGGAGATGCTCTCACTCAAGGTCCACAAACAACCCAACAACTTACTTCAACCGCAACTGACTTAACCAATCAGAGAAATGATATAGCTACAGGAGAAAGTGACCCTTACAATGCAGGTTCTAAGTCGGGAATTGCGTATAGTCCAACTGATTTGGCTGCTATTGAAAAGGCTTATGCTGGAATCTATGACCCAGCTTTAAAAGATGTGTTTGCTAAACTTGATTTGAAACAAAAAGAAGATGCTTCTGCTTTAACATCAAAAAATAAACTTGCTGAAATGGCCCAACAGCATAAGTATGACGTTGCTTTAAAAGGAACTCCGACAGCGGCAGAAGCCTCAGCAGGTTTAAATGGTGGGACATATGTACTTGGTGCTAACCCTACTGCTGATGCTTTTATTTCTGGAATACAGAATGGAACATACAAGACATCGGATGTTCCAAAAGAATATAAAGGACTTGTGGCACAAGGAATGGCTTCACAAGGAAATCAATCGAGTGGAAAACCAACAACCACTGAAGTTGGCCTACAAACTCTTGATGCGGCAAGACGATTAAAAATAATGTTTGATGCTAAAGAGGGAACATCTGTTGTTGGTAAAAGTAGACTTTTTGGAGGAGGTTTTGCTACTCCAGGTAGTGATTCAGCGAACTTTAAAAATCTATTTGAAACCCTTATTGCCAATAAATCTCTTGAGGGTATTAAATTCTTGAAAGGCCAAGGTTCAGTTTCTGATGCTGAAAGACTAACATTAAAAGCAGCAATGTCTGAACTTAATCTTAGTCAAAGTGAAGGAGAGTTCTCTAAGAGTCTACAAAGGATTATTGACAAATTAGAAGGAAATGTGGCTAGTAGTGATTCATCTAGTGATGTTCTTAGGGACCCTACTGGAACTCAAGAGGTTAATATTTCTGACCTAACACCTGAAGAACTTAAAGAAGCACAAGATGCAGGTTGGGTAAGTTTTAACTCAGTTGGAGGCGACACAAAGCAAGCCTCAAATAAGGGAATAGTTTTGGGTTATGATATCAACAGTTATGCAACTGACCCCACACACGAAACAAAAATCACAAATATTGTAAATAAAATGGGAAACATCGCAACATCAACAGAGGCTCAATCCTATATAAATACTGTAGCATCAAACAGTCCAGTAAGTGGACTTGATGTAATGTCCGCCTCTACCGCTTATGGAGTTCCACCAGCACTTATTCTAGCTATGATGCAACAAGATTCTTCTTTCGGAACCAAAGGAAAAGCAGTGCGAACAAAGAATCCCGGCAACGTGGGTAACACAGATAGTGGAGCGAGTGTTTTTCATGGATCGTGGAGAGAAGGAGTCTTTGCAGTAGCACGAAATTTATCCAAACGTAAAACAACATAATATGGCACTATCATTTCAAAATAAAATTAGACCAGTTCAAGGAGCGGCAACATCTACCCCACCAGTTCCAGGAGGATCTACAACTCCCACTGTTTCTTTTTCATCTAAAGTCCGGCCAATATCAACTCCTGTTGCTTCACAACCAATAAGTACTCCACAAGAGGATACTGGTGGCGGTGTAGGTGGTTTTTTTAAAGGACTTGTATCAGCTCCAGCTACTATGATTGCTAGACCGTTTCAAGCGGCCGCTGATATTGGTGACTATATAGGTACAAAAATGGCTATTGCTGATAACCCTGAAAGTGAAGGGGCTATTCGAAGTGCGAATATCGATGATAGATCTAAAAATAGAGCAAAAGAAGGTAGTATTATCGCCCCTACTCCACAAAACACCTCTGATGTAATAAAAGATGTTGGTCGTGGTGTTCAAACAGTGGCTCTTGGGACAGGTGCTCCTATGGCTGGTGGTGCGGCTTTTGGATTTGGTGCATCACTTGAAAATCAAGGTTCGAAGGTATTTACAGGAGAAGGTGCAACAGATGCTTTAACTTCTACTTTGATTGGTATGGGTGCTGGAAAAGCACTTGATTTAGTAGGAAAACCTCTTCTTAATGCAGCTGGAAATGTTATTGGGAAAATAACTCCACAAACACTTAAAGATGTTTCCTCAAGAGGGGCTACAGCTGTTTCTAGTTTTATGGCACAGCATGAAATTGTTCCTACCGCAGTAAAACCTGCTATTAATGCTATCCCTAAAGTGGCTGAAGCGTTTGATAAGGGTGTAAATAAACTTTTTTCTGGGACTGGTGGTGTAATAAAGGGAGCTTTTCAAGAACAGTATCCTGGAATGAAATCTAAAAATATAGCAAAACATTATGAAAATGTTGAAGTAAGCCGACTATTTGAACCAACGAAAAAGACTGATGCTGCTTATCGAAACGCAACAGAGGTATTTAAAGATTCTAAAAAAAGAGGAATTAATTTAGAAAAAATAGCAGCTGATAATAAAATATACGCAAGCGACCATATTACTGATGGAAAATATGCAACACAAGAAGTAGTTGATACACTCAGAAATGAAACAATGGGTGGTGGCCCTGAGATTTTACGCCCTTATCTAAAAGCAGCTGAACAAGGAGTTGCTCGAGTCCCTGTTTCAGATGTTAGAAATGAAATGATTTATAAGATAGGTAAAGTATCTGATTCAAAACTTTCAACAGAACAAAAGAAAATAGCTATTCAACGTATAAATAAGGAATACGGTGATGGTTCTGTTACATCATCACGATATAAAGATGGATATGGACTTGAAAATTTATACGATTCAAAACTTCAAACATCTTCTAATTTATATAAGGGACCGAAGAACGGTGGAGTTCAAAGTATTTCTGATAACCTAACATCTCAACAGAAAGAAATTGAATCTCAAGTATTTGACTCTTTACTTAGGAAAAATGCCCCAAAAGAACTTGGTCTTGATGCTTACTTCAAAGCTCAGGAAAGTAAATTTGTATTAGCAAACTATCTTGAATCTCTCAATACAAAAAAAGCTACACAAACCATGTTCCAAAGAGGTATGAAAAAAGCCGCTCAACTCGGAGGTGCAACAACCGGAGCATCAGTAGCTGGACCATTTGGAATGTTCTCTGGATACCAGTTTGGAGGAATTGTAGCTGATACATTTGCTAGTGCATCCAATCCAGTTAAAGTTATGTATTTGAAAAGTATTGGCAAAACTCAACCTGAGATTTACTCAATCATGAAAACATTTACTTCAGATGCAGAGGCTAGAATAATCACTCCAAATACCCAAGGGACTCCAAACAGGATGAGTAAGTTATACAATTCAGGTGGAGATAAGGGTGAGGTGGGGGGAATGAGGCAGAGAATTAAACCAAAAAAATAGATATCAAAAAACTCAGCTCGTTATCTTCCAAAAAGGTATAGATATGGCTGAGTTTTTTTAGTACAGAATGAATACAAGAGAGTCGTATGTGTGTATGCCACACTGTTGGAAGTTTACTTCCTTTAGTAACAACACCAAGTCGATATCTCCAGTACTCATTTAAATTATATCCTTTGGTTCTAAAACTGCAAGTGCTAATGAGTTCATTTTACAAGCAAACGATTGAGCTGTTCCATTCCTCATTTCATTAACCAGAACTTCTTCGCCTTTCATAACAATTTCTCTTGTCATTTCAATATTTAATTGTTTTGCTGCTTCAGATAGAATGACAGCGAACTCAAAAGCAAGTATAGCCTTCTGTTCATTGTATCTTACCCAGTAAAAATCGTTCTTTAGTTTATTAAATAACTGTCTCCATGTGATTTTTCGTAATTGTTTCATAGTTATTCTTAATTAAAATTTTACCAACGTACCTTTTACCTTTATCTTGCCCCAATTTTTCGGTAGGTTCTGTAACTCGGCACTTAGTGGAATTTTCTTTAAATCTCTGATAAATTTACGACACAATCTATGAACTCCTGAACTAATAAAGACAGCATTAGTCTCTTTTAGAACAAAGTCTGTTAAAATTGGAAGTAAGTTAGCCTTGTTGATTTTTATATATTTTAGCTTTTTCATAGTTATTTCTTGTCTATTCCTAGTAAGCACCGCATAATTCTCTTACCGTTATTCGCCCACCAAAACCCCCATAAGTAACCGATAAGACCGTAAATTATAGTGTATTTCATAGTTATTCTGCTAATAGTAAGTTTTGTGTTGGTAGTAATCTCGGTCTGTGTATATTCATTCCATTATTCAAGAAATATATTAAAACTTGTAACTTTTGTTCTGCCGTCTTTTCAATTCGTG